CACGGGTCAAGGTTGAAATGGAACTCCGCGTCCAGCTCGTCAAAAAGAGCCTGCGGCGTTGCCCACTCGACGGTTGCGCTTGAAAATAAGCAGCTATTCATGTTTAATCCTCAAAATTACAAGTTTTCGTTTTCAAACGTCGGGTCAATAACCTCTACGCCCTTGAGCATAACGCCCTTCTTTTCCCGGCAATATTCAAAGCCCTTCTCCTGCATTTTCTTCTTAAACTCCCGGTCGCCGCCATACCACTTCATGCCGGATTCCTGCATCCAGCGCGTAAACGTCTGGAAAACAAGCCCGGTCGGCGTTCGCGCATCGGCGTTATCCAGCGAACAGCACTCGTTTACAAATCGCGTGATCACGTCTTCGTTGTCCAAATACTCCTTTGTCGCTTCCAATACGACCTTCGGCTTTTTGAGTTTCATGTGCTGCGCGTAAAACTTCATCGCGCCCTCGATCATCCATGCGAGGATGGCGGGGCCTTCTTTTTCCACCAGTACGCCCGCGAAGTCCATGATCTTTTCTTCGGGCTTCAAGCTCATATTAAACGGGGCTACCGCGATACGCCGCGCAGTACCGCCGTCAACGCTTTTAAGGTGTGGCAGATGGTTTGTATGCAGGATTAGCGTATGACTCGGCGTAAACGTAATAGGCTCATGGAATTTAACGTTTGCGCTGATCGGGTCTTGAGAGGTTAGCCGCTTGAGCATAGATGACTGCATGGCTTGGTTCGCTTCAAGCTCACTTGTCAGCACAAGGCGTTTGCCACGGAGTAAGTTCTGACCGGCAACCTCGCTTCCGTTCCGGCTGCCCGTCAGCACCTCATTTCGAACCGTTGCCGCATAACCGCCTAAGAGCGTATGCCAAACGGAGAATAACGTAGACTTACCGTTTCCGCCATTGCCGTACACCAGTAGCAAGCCTTCCTCGTACACCTTGCCTACCAGCGCCATCCCGGCTACCGTCTGGATGTATTCGGCAAAGTCTGCGTCATCGCCGGTCACTTGACGCATGAACTTGTCCCATAGCGGCCTTTGAGCCGTGAAATCGGGCGATAGCCGCGTCATCATCGTGCACATATATTCAGCCCTGTGCGGCTTTTCCTCGCCTGTACGGAGGTCTATAACGCTGTCAGGCGTATTCAGCAGCCACGGATCGTTGTCAAATTCATCCGCGTCACGCACACTCATCAAAGACTGAGCGGCTTGAAGCGTATGTGCCATGACGTTATAAGATCGGCTTGCAGTAGCCCACTTGACCGCCGCCACAGCGTCCTTGTAATCCTCCGGCCAATCGTCGCGCTTGCAGCCTTTTTCGGGCTTAGGCGCGAGCTGGAATTTGCGGTCAGCCTCGTCCTTCAGGCGGTCGTTCAGGCACATGACCAGCATGATCGCGTCTGTCTTGGCGTACTGTTGCCAGACAGCGCCATCCCATACGCACCAGTCCAGCGCGCCACTATAGCGCATGACGTTAAAGTTTGAATCCTTTAGCCGGATAGCGTTGCCGGATTCCGTGTAATCACGATCGTCGCGTCGAAGAATGTCAGCATCCCCGCCGTCAGCGAAATCACGGCTGGCGTTGATCTGGATCATGTCTTCCAGCTTGTGCCGCACTTCGCTGTCGGACGAGATTAGACTTTTCATTTTTTCAAAGGACCGGCCTTCATCGCTGTCCGGGTAAAGGTGGAGGCGTACAAGGTCAAAGGCATTGCACGTTCGCCCGTGACAAGGATCGCTCTCATGGTGAGAGTATGCGAATAGCCCGTCGTCATAGACTACCAATCCCGCCGTGGTAGACGCGCCGATGAACGTATATCGGTTTGGCATGCCCTCACAAGGCGAATACACTTTTCCCAGGAACTTTGAAATCGCCTGATGCACGTCGTAGACCGAACAGAACGCGCCAACAATGCCATTCTTACTGCGCGGGTCTTGCTGCTTGTCCTTGATCTCGTGTGCTTGTGTGCGCGTCGTGCGCGAAGATATAGGCCACGAAGCACGATTTTTATATTCGGCATACATGCCCAGCACTTCATCGACATCAACGAAAGCCCCGTCACGCTGTTTGACGATGAACTCACCGTCCCGGCAAGTGCTCGGCCAGAACATCAGGCGTGATGCCTGATACGTCGTGTCGTCAAACAGCTCAATGTCGATCAGCGATGCGACCATTCGGCCTACGGCCTCGTACTCGATTTTGTCCACGTCGCGTGACAGCGGCATATACAGCCTGTAGCGCGGCTTCTCTCGTGTATGGCTGTGTGTGGTGTGCATCAGGCATGTCCAGTCATAAAGGTCACACAACCCGTCTACAACGTCCCATGTGTCGGGCTTGCCATAGTCGACGTCCAAAGAGAGAATCTGACGGGACAAAAGATTCGACCCTCGACGGATTCCGTCTTTGAACTCACCGCCGACAAATCCGCCAACGTCTTTAATACGGCCTTTTGATTCGCGATCCATGGCCGCGTACTCGGCCTCGGTCTCGTTTGTCATGCGCGTATGGGACAGCCGCTCGCAAAGCTCAGGCCATGTCAGATGTACGGGTCTCCATGACGTAGCGTTTTTGCTCAGCCCTTCACTAATCGTTAGCGTTTGCATTTCCCGGCCCCCTTCGGTTCTCGCATGCCCCGGCACTCCATGAACGGGTAAGTCGTTGTATAGATGCGCTTGAACCTGTCCATAGCGTCAAAGGCGTTATCGCCGTGAACGGCGAACATCAGCGGTTTTTCGCTACGCCGTCGTTTCGCGGCGATGATAAACTCAGGTTTAATCTTCCTGCTGTTCGTCGGTCTCATTCGGTTTTACCTTCTTAGCCCTTGCGGGTCTCTGTAGTAGCTTAACAACAATGCGCAGCGAACCTTTGTTCCGGGAAGCCTGCGTGTGTACCGCGATGTTCTGACCTTCCCACTTGGTCACTCGACTGTACTTGTTCTTTTCCTGCCCGTACTTTTTCCCCAAGCAGACCATCCGAAGCGCATAGTAGAGCGCTAAGTGATCGGGGATTCCGTCATCAATGCGTAAAATGATGTGTCGCCTGTCATCCCTCATTGCTATCCTCCCTAAGTATGGCTTTTACCGCTTCCATCAGCGCATCTTGTCGCAAGTCCTTCTGAGCTAAAATCCGCATAACGCGCTCGTCTACCGTGCCTTTAGCCACGATGTGGTGAATGACTACCGCGCTTTTTTGACCCTGTCGGTGCAATCTGGCATTAGCTTGCTGGTATTTTTCCAGTGACCACGTTAAACCGTACCAGACAAGGATGTGCCCGCCCGTTTGAAGGTTCAGGCCGTGGCCGGCGCTGTCCGGGTGACACAGGAGCAGCGGTATCTTTCCGGCGTTCCAGTCTCGGACATCGTTCTCGCCTTTGCCTATCATTCGAGCTTGCGGGAACTCTTGCATGATTCGCACGGCTTCATGCCGGAAACCGTAATAGCACAGTACAGGATTGCCGTTAGCGGCCTCTATAACGTCGTGTAGCGCGTCCAATTTCTCTCGGTGGATTTCATGGTAAACGCCGTTTTCGTCGTACACAGAGCCGCCAGAAAGCTGTAAGAGCTTGTTACACACGGATGCAGCGTTGAATGCTGTAATCTCAGTGTCCTTGAGCGGCAGTACCATTTCGCGTTCCATTTGCCGATATGCGTTTTTTGCATCCGGCGGAAGCTCTACGCTAATCACGTTGTCGATTCGTTCCGGCATTTTTAGGTAGTCTCTGGTTTTCATGCTGACAACCAGACCGGCAAGCCGCTTATAAATCGCGTCTTCCGCTCCGGGAAGCAGTTTCCATTCAAAAATCACGTTCCCGTTACGCTTTCCCGGCTTAAAATACGTGTCGCGGTATACAGATAAGGTCTTACCCAAGGCAGTCCCTTGATCCATCAGGTACATCTGCGGCCACAGGTCAAGCAGACCATTAGGTGCTGGCGTTCCCGTTAAGCCTACAATTCGCTCAATGCAAGGCCGAACTTTTTTCAGCGCCTTAAAACGTTCTGCGGATCGGCTTTTGAAGCTGGATAGCTCGTCGATCACGACCATATCAAAAGGCCACCGCTTCCCGCACTCTGTCACTAGCCAAGGTATGTTCTCTCGGTTGATAACGTATACGTCCGCATCAGCCAGCAGCGCATCCCTGCGCTGCTTAGCCGTGCCGAGGATTTTAGAGAATCGGAGGAATTGAGTGTGATCCCACTTCTCCGCTTCCGTATCCCATACCGTTTGTGCCACCCTTAATGGGGCAATCACCAGCACCTTTGATATATCAAAGCCGATCATATCCGAGATCGCAGTCAATGTGACGGAAGTTTTGCCCAAGCCCATTTCCAGAAAAAGCGCTATCTGCGGCGTTTGCTTGATTGCCTCGATGCAGAATTGCTGATAGTCGTGGGGCTTATACCGCAAGTTTCGTCACCTCTTCGACCGCCGTTCAATCTCACGTTCCAAATACCACTTGGCTTTCTTGAGGTCTTCCAACGGCTTACTTTTATAGTCTGCCCTCGCGACGTACTTTACCACGTTACCGAGATTAAAGCCCAGTTTCCACGCCTCGATAGCGTCAATGACCTCGATACCACCCACGTTATAGTGTTTCGGATGGTCAACAGCGCTTCTTTCCGGCTCATCTTTTGAAATCAGGTCATGGGCGCAATTTACGTCTTCATCTGGTGCCGATACAAAGCCTTTTCCCACGGTCGAGCCCTGGCAAAGGCAGTCGAGAGGGTATGCGCCGCACATGTTTTGCGTTTCGCAATACGCATTAATCGTTTTAGCCTTGTCCTCGCGTGTCATCCACGATCCCCCCAGTTCCTTTTTTCTTCCGTCCATTCCTCAATACCAAAGCCCTCTTTATTGCTTCGGCTTCTTTCGACATACGTAGCAAATACCTCATTGAGTACCCTTCGTGCTCCTTCTCGCCCGTAAGCGACGCGAACCGTTGCGCCCGCTTTTTTCAAGCGCGCGATCTGAATCTCTTGAAGTTTACTCAGCGTTCCGTGCTCCTGTTTCAGCTCGACAAAGATTGTTTTGCCATCATGCACGATGATTCTGTCGGGTACACCGACATTTCCCGGGGACGTGAATTTGTAGTACAGTCCTCCGCGTTTCTGAACCTCTGTTCGAAGGTAGGCTTCCGTCTTACTTTCCAGCTCAGTCTTTGGCATTGTCCGATTCCTCCGACGGCCACCGAGTGTTCCAGATTTCCGCAGCGCTCTGTAAGAGCTTGCAGTGAATCGTACATGGCCGGGCTTTGCAAAAGATTTCGCCGCATGTGATGTATTTAAGGCCAGCGGCAGTCGATCCGACAACAGCCTTGCCCCCGCAGAAGGGACAGCGTTTAAGCTCGCTAATCTTCATCATTAATGCCTCCATATCAGTTTTCAACTTCAAGCAAAAACTGGCGCGTGATTTGCGGCTGGTATTCCTCAAGCAGATCGGCAATCGTTTCGCACAGCTCAACCACTTCGGGGTTCGCGCCGCTCCCGTCTCTGCACATTTTGTAAACATGCGCAAACTCCGCAAGACTGCACTTAAAAATGAACCTTGAGGGAATGCATTCCCGATACAGTCCGCGCTTTACATCCCGATTTCCGGCCGTATCTTCCCGCACATAACCACCCGGCGAGCGTACATAATCAACGCCGTCGAAACTCGCTTTTTGCGGAATCTCAAGCCCGAGCATCCTGAATACCTGTTCGGTGGTCAGGATTTTCCCTTTGTAGTAGTCGCTCATTTCGCTTTCATCGAAATCCGCCAGGCGCGTACTCTCGCGGATGATGCGATTGTCAAACCGTTTTGCGTGGCTGTCCCAGTCATCCTGCCCCGCGCGATGCAGGCCGTCAACGGTTACGCTGATGTCGATAAACTTCAACAGTGTAATGTGCTTTTTGCCGATTCGCAGCACCTTTTCCAGACCTTCATCAAACTGCGCGATGGAAGATAAGCAGTGCTCCGGGTCTTTGATGGATACGCGCTTGCCTCGGCCATTGGTGTACCGCTGAACGAGGAATGTATTGTGCATCTGCCGTCCGGAATCCCAATGGCGCTTACTCATCAGCAGCGCTGTCATCGCGTCATCCATGCCCGTAATGCTGTTCAGGTAAACTTCCAATCCGGCTCCCCCCCCCCTCCTTTTAGTCCTTCATGTAATATGGCGTAATGTAGCCTGCGCCCTTGAGCGGTAGCCCTGGTGCCCATTCAATCGGCTCCGACATGCAGGCGTACATATATTGCAAGGCTTCCTCAGCCTCGTTCTCAGGAACTTCTACGACCATTTCATCGTGGATGTGCATCACGATATCCGGGTATTTCTCCGCCACACGTAGCATTGAAACGATGAGACAATCTCTAGCCACGGCCTGAACCACGTTCTCAAACAGCTTGCCGCCCCACGTTTCCGTGAGTTGCTCGGTGCGCTTATAAAAGGAACTGTAGCCGACCGATTCTTTACCAAAGCGGTTCGTCGTCATGCACGGCTTGTAATAACGGATGCACCGCCCGGACGGTAGCCGAATATGCAGTAGCCGTCCAGTTCTGAACACCTCCAGCCCATATGGCAGAAAGCCTTGTTCCCGATTGACTACTGAATCCCGGACAACTTCTTCGAGCTTATACCAGTAGTTCACGATATGCGGATTAGCTTCGCGCCACGATTTCACGATTTGCGGAAGTTCATCTTCCTTCAAGCCCATCTTCAAAGCACCCATTTTTAACATTGCCCCTTCGGTGCCGCCATAGCCGAGCGCGAGAACAGCGATTTTGCCCTTCTGTCTCAGCTCGGCGTTCGGACCATGCTTTCCGACGGGTACGCCGAACATCTGGCTCGCCGTCTCACAGTAAATATCCTTGCCCTGCTTGAAGGACTCAACCACCCAGTCTTCACCGGCCAACCATGCGGACACTCGCGCCTCGATTGCAGAGAAGTCCGCAACAGCGAATACGTGTCCGGGTTTGGCGATAAACGCTGTCCTGACGAGCTGAGACAGCGTGTCCGTTACATCGCCATACAGGGCTTCTACCACGTCTCTATCGCCCGTCAACACCGCGTTTCGCGCCGCGTCAAGGTCTTCAAAGTGGTTCTTCGTAAGGTTCTGTAACTGTACGCCGCGGCCGGCAAAGCGCCCTGTGCGTCCGGCGCCGTAAAATTGAAACAGCCCCCGGCAGCGGTTATCCCTGCACATGTACCGTTCCATCGCGTCATACTTAGCTACCGAGCTTTTGCCCAGCTCTTTACGGATTTTCAGTACTTCCAGTCTGTCACCCGTTTCGGTTGGCAGCATTTCTTTGACAACTTCTTTGTCAAGAGAGCCGGTCACGCCGAACCATGACTTCAACTGCACCATGCTGTTCGGGTTCGCAAGCCCCGTCAGCGCTTTCATTTTGGCCGTCAATAGTTTTGAGTGCTCTTCGGCAATCGAGATCGACGCCTCGGCCAGCGGTCTGTCACAGAGTACGCCGCGTCGGTTGATTCGGTAGTCCAAGCACCACGCCTCATGCTCGTCGGCATCCGGCTCATAGGCTTCAAGCCTTTTGCGGATTGCGCGCTCTGTCACAACGTCCTGCCGGTTGTACTCGATAAACGTTGCCCATTTATCTGGCGCATCGCTCGGCATGTTCCGCGTTCTGCCGCCATTAGACTGTGTAGGCTTACACGGCACACAGAAATACCGAATAAGCTCTTTACCGCGCCTGTCCTTTTGTGCGTCCTGCGGTAAGTCCAGTGCTTTTCCTGCGCCGCCCAGCGACATCGGTAGTCCGCAAGTCGCCGCCGTAATCATCGTGTCCGACCACTGTTCCGGGATCATCTCTTGACGTAGCCAGTGTGTAAAACAGGTCATCTCAAAAGCGGCATTCCACGCCGTCTTTTTGATCGTCTCGTCGAGCAGCCATTCCGTGAACTGCCGCTTAACCTGAACGATATCCGTTACCGGGTCTGTCAGATCAATGGCTTCCACAGGGTCATCGTCAAACGCATACCCGATCAACAGGTTCTCAAAAGAGCTATCTTCCGCGTATCTGTCAACACCGCATTTGCCGATATCGACCTCGCTATAGGTTTCAAGGTCGATTGAGAGACAACGGGTCATTTCATTCACTCATTTCTCGGACATAGAGTGCCGGGATGTGCAGTCCCGCTTATGCTCAATTACAGTTCAAACTCTTCGTCTGCCGCGTCATCGGAGAAGCCGTCATCAAAGTCGCCTGCCGAGCAGCCACCGCCAATCGCCTGGCCATAGCCGAAGGTCTGAACGCCGTTAAGCCCGCAGGCAATGCCCTTATTGCCGGAGACGTTATAGGCATACAGGCCGACGTTTACGCGGCCATAGCAGCCCGGATAAACGGACAGCTCGTCGGTTACAGGGTTTCGCTGGCCGTCCACGACAATCGGCTTGTTCTTGCTGGACATGTTCAGCACAATGCAGCCCTTGCACTCATCGCCATAAGCGCCGCCCTTCGGCTTGCGCCCGTCGCCGTCATGGAATGGCTTCTGCACCTCGTCATAGTTCAGGTTGTAGAACGCCTGGCCCTTGCCCTTGTTCTCTTCGTAGATCTCCTTACAGGCCGCAGACAGCTTGTCGAGCGTCGCTTTGTCGCTCTTCGGGAGAAGCGCGGTCATCGAATACTTAGGCTCCGCGCCTTCTGCGGAAGCGCGCGGCTTAAAAACATTGGGGTACGAGAACCGAACTTTGCCGGTGTTGAACTTGGTAGCCATGATAGTTGTCCTCCTTAGTCGTTGAACATTGTTTCCGCCACGCTTACGGCTTGCCGCTTATCATCGGCCATAACCAGCGTGAGCTTTCCTCCCGGCTTGACGATCAGATCGCCCAGCCGTTCCGCGAGCTGTTTTTTGCCCACGATGTCTTCAAGATCAGTCAGGCTTTTCAGCCTATAGATCGAAGTACCATAATCCTCTTCCAGCAGCGCTTCTGCCTTTGTTTCGTCCGCGATCTTCCGAATCGACCGTCCGCGCACCAGCTTCATACCGGGGTATTCATACCCGCTGATCGCCCTGCGCGTCATAAAGTCTTTCACGTCATTAACCCAGTTTGTCAGTCGCTCAGCTTTCGGGTAGATGTCCGCGAGCTGCGCATCAGTCAGCAATTCGGGTTCCTTGAACTCGTACTGCATCAGCTCCGTCGCGTACCGCATCCGTTCCGGGCACTGGAAGCGCGCCTTGCAATACCGACACTGTTTTTCGCCCGGTACGGCCTCGCCAGCGCCCTTTAGCGCCATCTCAGCACGGGGCTTGACATAATCCTCAGCCCAGCGCAAAAGCGTGTCTACGGTCAAATCCTCGCTCGTGATGCCATCTGCTCTCGGCTGGATGATGTACAGGTGCAGATTCTTAAACGTATACAGCGCGCTGAACGCCTCATACACACCGAGCGCGTACAGTCTGAGCTGCGGGTTGTCTAGCGCTTCGACAACGTGCCGGCCATACTTAAAGTCGATCACATAACATTCACCGTCTGCGATAATCACGGTGTCCGTTGTGCCGTGCCCGCCGGGAACCCAGCGGTCATAGCTGACGCTCATTTCAGACGCAAGCATCGCGTCCGGGCAAGCGCGCCGCGCGGTTGCCAACAGCTCTTCCACTGCGTCACAGTAGCTATCCGTGTGATCTTCCATCGCCTTGTTATAAAGCGGGTCTTTCTTCTGAGCGGCGGTAGCCATTCCTCTACGCTTCCCGGCGATGATCCGATTCAGCTTAACCTCGACAAGCGCATGCGCCAAGGTGCCTTCTTCAGCATTGACGGAAGTTTCGTCGGGAAGGTCGGCCTCGCGCATGACCGAGGGCGTACACAATAGCCAGCGATGCGCGCTTGAGGGGCCAAGGTTTGAATGTTTCTTAGGCGGCATTTGCGCCCTCCAGCATCTCGTTTACCCGGCGCATGACCTTCGGGTATTGGTCTTCGGGGATATCCTGGAACTTGTTCACGCCGAAATCTCGGACGACTTCAAGCATCTTCGCCTTGCCCAGCGACGGTGTTTTAACGATTTTCAGGAGCGCCGCGCGAACCTCGTCCGGCTTATACTCCGTTTCGGTCTTCGGTGCCGGAACAGTGGTCGGCGTATCGGGTGCTTTGGGCGCGTCGGGCACGTCAGGTGCTTTGGACGCAACCGGCGCTTCAACCGGCTTCTTTGCTTCCTGCGGGCTTTCAGGCTTCTTCGGGGTCTCCGCAACAGGCATTCGGGCAAAGGCTTCATTCAGGCATGCGCTGAGTTCAACCGCGTCCCTTAAAAACAGATCCAGCGTTTCCGCTTCGATGCTCAGTCGAATCATATCTCTTCTCCTTTTTCTTAAACCATAATCTGTACGCTTGGCTCATATACAAAATGCGTCCTTTTGCATTTGCCGTACACACCAGCTCTCCCGGCCGCTTATCCCTGCTGCTCATCCAGCAATCCGTCCACGACAGACGGCACACCGATCATCAGCGCAACGCCTGCGGCGATCTTCGCCAGCTCAAGCATTTCGCCCGGCAGGCAGAGCACCGCCGTGTACAGGCTTACGAGCAGCCCGAGAATTGCAAGTGCTTTCATACTCGTTTCACCGATCCTTTCTCCACGCGAACCCGATGGTTTGCGACCGCCGGTTCGTCGATATACCGGGCAACGCTGCGAACGTCAATGCGCTTACCGCCGCAGGCTCTTGATATCTTCCCGCGCCTGAGCAGCGCATACATCGTATTCCGGCTCATGCCGATGATTCTTGCGGCGTCCGCTACGGTAACGGTCTCCCCGTACAGGCACCGTAGGTCTTCCATGCGACTTTCCACTTTAATTCCTCCTTAAAGGGGCGGCTGGCGGGCTGGTAGCGGGCAGGCGACCTTATTCTTCGCGATGGCGGCTCCTCGTCCCACTTGGGCGGAATACCCACCCTATCCCGCCAGCCGCCGTTCTAAGCTCAGAGGGAGGCATATTTACGCCAGTTCTGCGCGAAGAAACTGGGCTGCTTAACGGGATGCCCCGTTCGCGGGTCAATACTGACCTGTCGCTTGTTTATGCGGGTGATACCCGCCGCCTTCATCGCCGCACGAGCGATGCTACGCTTGAGACTACGCATGACTTAATCCTCCTCCGGTTCTTTCAGTTCCTCATACGGCACTTCTTTCAGTTTTCCATTTTTAGCCACATACCACGTATCGGCCTTGACCGTTTTACCGTCAACCTTCGCCGTCACGATTGCGACGGGCTTCACAAGCATGTCGACATGTGCCCACTCGACAAGCGTGATCCACGTACCCAGCGCCGCTTTTACTTTCGCAAAAATTCCGGAGGCCATCACTACGCAGTTTTTGCCGCCGGTGACGATTTCTGCAAAGTCACTACAACTGACGATATGGGCAAAGTCACCGCTGTTAGTAATATGGCTATCCTGGCCGCTACTAGCCATCTTAACAAAATCGCCGTTGTTAGCGAGTTGACCGGAACACGCGCTGGTAGCAAGGCTGGCAAATTCGCCGCTGTTGACGATCCGGCCGAAATAGCCGCTGCTGGCAAGGTTAGCAAATTTGCCGTCGCTGACGATTCGGGTGTTCGTGGCTCCGCTGGCGACCTGATTGTGCGGCTTCTCGTTGAGGATATACTTGACCTCGCCGACCTTCTCGTCGCGGTGTTCCTTTGCAAAATTCACGGATGCCTCGATCATTTCACCGACATCCATTCTCTTGCCGATTTTGATCTTCGTACCGCAAACCTTCGTCCCGCACTCGTCCACCTGATCGCTCACACCCTCAAGCTCGACTTCGTGATACACGCTGTCGTAAAGCGTGTAATAGCTCAGGCAATCCAGCGGGTCAAGGCAGGCGTGGAAACCGCCTTCGCAGAGATCGGCTTTCGGCTTTTCGTAGGTCTCGCCCTCTTTGTACTGAAACGTCGTCCCATTTCCCGGAGTACAGGTCATATCCTTGTGGAATCCCTTATAGGCTTTCATGGTTGCTTTTCCGCCCTTTCTGTGGTACAATGACCACGTCATTTTTGTTTTGTCTCTCTGGCCGTTCCGTGTTGCAGCGCGGAGCGGCGCTTTTCATTCCACGCGCTCCCACGTGAATCGGCCATTCTGTCCGTTTCGCCACTGACCGAGCCCCTTGAACGAACCATAGTTCAGCGCTTCTTCAACGACGTCCCACGTCAGCGCGGCGCTTTTTGCCGTCCGCTCGTTGTCAATCAGCGTCAGCGTGAACTCGATTTCCCAGTCCGGGCGGATGATCTCGCTTGCCGATACGCTGACGCGCGGGCCCTGCATGGTCATTGCCCGCAGCGGTCTTTCAAAGATTTCGTCCGCCTCCGTTACCGGCTTGCCGCCGCGCGTGAAGTGGATGTAGTCCGGCTCAACCAGAATCAGGTTGTCTACCTTCGAGCCTGGACTGCCGATCTTTATTTGGCTCTTGAGTACGCCAAGCGCCTCCTTGAGGAAGCCCTTGACGACGTAATCCGCCAGACACAGCACCCCCGTCGTCTCGCAGGAAGACCGTCAAGCCTTTCTTTTCCAGTTCTTCCTTCGGCAACATTGCCGTCTGCTCTTCACCCTTTTCCTGTTTCGCGGCTTTTGCGGCGATAAACTCGCTGTGTACCTTGGGATTCGCCGCTTGTGCGCCAAGAATGCGCGTCATGCCGTGCAGACGATACGTCCGCCTATCAAATTGAAGCATTTGATACTCTCCTTTTCATTTTTTTTCTATTCATTTTTCGATTGCTTTGCCTGAGCGCGGTATAACGAGACTACGCCTGGCTTAGCCGTTGCGGAACAAGACATAATGTAGCTCTGCTATGCCGATACACTGCATTTCCACTGCCTTGCCACGCCTCGCCATAGCTTAACCGAGCATTGCCACGCCTCACCATGGCTTGACTAAGCTTTGTCGCTGCCCTGCGGCGCCATGCAATGCCACAACCTTGCTGAGCTAAACTCTGCAATACCCTCGCAAAACCGGGCTGCACCGTGCCGTCGTCGTGCAGGACTAAACTGTACTTCGCCGTTGCAGTGCTTAGATGGGCTATACGATGCCCGCGCATTACTGTACATTGCCCTTACCTTGCGTAGAAGCATTTTGCCCTTGCTGAGCTAAGCTCTGCGTTGCCCTTGCAGTACAAAGATGCGCCAGACCATACGCTACTGCGCCAAACCATACCCTTGCTGCACCGTGCGATACTATGCCCTTACTTTGTGTAGCGACACCTTGCTCTTGCATGGCTAGGCTCCGCAATGCCCGAGCAACACGGTGCTTTGCCTCTGCTGAACTTAACTTAGCTACGCTGTGCCTTGCCATAGCAGAGCTTGACTTTTACGAGACGAGGCTTCGCTCACTCATCCCCGGCTTCCACAAGCTGCCCGTTTTCGAGCTTGTACCACGTGTCGGCCTTAATCTTTTCTCCGTCCACAATTCCGACGGCAAAATCTTTGATTTTAAAATCTTCATCATTTTCAAGCGCAATGACAAGGATTGAGCCAATCTTTCCCTTTACGCGATTTTTGCATTTTTCATCGCCACGGGCAACGGCAACGCCATACTTACCGACGATGGCTTCACCTCTGGATATCGCCGCGCCGCAGTTGCCAGCGTTCGCCGCGCCGTAGTTGCCAGCGTTCGCCGCGCCGTAGTCGCCAGCGTTCGCCGCGCCTTTGTAGCCAGCGTTCGCCTTTTTTGGGCCGGTGTCTTCCGTGGTCGTGTGCGATCTGACATAATCAAATTGTGCCTTGACCAGCCCTGCAATATCCAGCTTCGCGCCGATCTTGATCGTCTTTCCGCAAACCTTCGTATCTTCTTTGCGTTCGGCGCTCACGTCCTCAAGATCAACCTCGTGGTAAACGGAAGTTCCGGGGGCATAATAGCCAAAAACATCCAGCGGCCTTTCGCAGGCGTGAAACCCCTTTTCACACAAAGCCACCTCGTCCTCGTGATAGGTTTCTCCCTCCTTGTACTGGAACGACTTGCCTTTCGGCGTGCAGGTCATGTCCTTGTTGAACCCCTTATAGGCTTTCATAGCTTATATTTCATCCTTTCTGTGCCGTTCTGCGCCGCAACGCGGGGCGGCGCTTTTCATTCCAAGCCCTCAATCAGTTCCGCAATACGCTGTTTCCCGGCTTCGTTATAGCGGAAGCACGGAACCTGCTTATCGGAGTTCCGGCCTCTATCCAGCACCGTGATTCCGTATTGCTCCGTTTTCAGTCCGTGCTCTTTGGCGATCCTGCCGATCATGTTGGCCGATACGCCGAACATCTGCCCCAGCTCCGTCGCCGTATACGTCTTCTCGACCGGCGGCCTGTACCCGGTCTTCACCCCGGCGTATTCCTCGATCATCGTGATACCCAGCGTTTCCAGCGCGACCGGCGACAGGTTGAAGTTTGATACCGCCTTACTCGCCGCCGCCAGCATCCGCGACTTCGCGTTTAACAGCATCGCCTTTGCCCGAACGTCTGCCGCTGTCTCCGCTTGCGGAACACTGTAGCTCCCGGTCTTGCGGATGCTCGGAATCACCTCATGCGTGATCCAGCGCTTGAACGCTTTCGCTTCGGGCTTGCGGCTGCCGAGGACGAGCGTGTACAGGCCGGGTTCGTTGATAATGGTGACATCTCGGCCTTGCTCCGTGCCATTGGAGCTGGTCTGCGTTAAACGCAGGGCAGCTTTTTCGTCCTCATCAAGACGACGAGTTGCCGTATTGTCGATTTCCAGCGCCCTGCACACATCCGACGCGACGAACCAAGGCTCGCCTCTCAGTTCCATGGTGCGTACTGCGCCAAACTCATCGTTGCGGTAAATCGTTATACCGTTCATTCTCTTTCATCTCCCCCTCGTCAAGGTTCGCGGCAAAAAACGCTTTTTTATTCCGTCGCAAAAAGGTAATCTGGATTATACTCCGGAAAGAGCATCTTGCAGGTCTTCCGATACTCTCCGTAGGTAAACTCAGTCGATTCGTTGAATTTATTGGTTACGGTTTTTTCGGATACACTCAAGAATTCGGCATAGTCTTTAATGGTGATGCCCTTCTTTTGCAGAGCATTTTTCAGGTTTGCGTACATCAAGTCACCTCCTTGCTTACCCCTTGGGGTAATTTTAGCCTTATACTATCACCCCTTTTCGTAATTGTCAAGAACTTTTTTACGATTACACGTAATATTTTATTGACACGTCCTGCGGTATGGGGTAAAATAAAGATACGACAACAACGACAACAACGACAGAAGGAGGGAGAAACCACAGATGGAATCCGAATTTCTTGAAGCGCTTGACGCCTACATGAAAAAGCATTCCTTAAAAAAGAGTGACCTCTCAAGAATGACGGGCTTGCCTTATACGACGATTGACGGCTGGTACAAAAAAGGACCAGACGGAATCCGAATGAGCACGATAAGGAAGCTGTCAAACTCGCTGAACGTCCCCATGTCGTACTGGGTCGAAAAGCCCTCCATCGACGGCGACGAATCCGTTAGCGAAGAATCGAGCCAAATGACCCGCTTAATGTGGGTCTCGTCCGAAAATAAAAAGAAGCTCATCCGCCTGATACTCGAAATGCCGGATGAACTTCTGGACGGAATGGCCGATTATTTGCGGTCAGCTCGCAAATGATGTCTGCGTTGCTTCAACAGCGCGCAACACTTCTGCGACACCGAGCAAGTAAAGGGCTTTCTTTTCGTCCGCAAGCATCCTCGCGCTCCCGCTCTAGTCGTTTTGAAAGGTCTTGACTAAATCGTGAGTTTCGTGATATACTTTATCCATAGAGACCCCCAGTCTTGTGTCTCCGCCCGGTGAAGTCTTGCGCCGGGCGGTCTTTTTTTTGTCCGACCCGCCTCTCGTGTGAAAGGCCGGCATCCGCCAAGGTTGCGGAGCTAGATGTTTGCAAGGCCAATCAGCTCCAAGAGCGCGCTACTTCTCGACGCCCGACCCTAGCGGTATTTTTACGGATTTAGCCGACCCAAATTCTGTCACGATGTGTCATTAAGTGCTGCATTGTGTCAGAAATTGTTGACTCAAAGGCTACACCTCCGCAAAAAAAATTGCGTCTCTCTCTTCGGGGTCATCGATCCCTAGGAGTTTGCACAGCGCCGTAATTTCGCTTGCCCTGAACTCAGAGTGATTATTTATCTTATATGACAGCGCTGTTCTAGTGATTCCAAGGGACTCCGCAATGAATCCTCTCTTCAACCCGCTTTTTAAGATACGCTCGCAAAGCAGCCTCGTATTCGTCAAGTAATTCACACCTCCCTTACGCTCTTTCATGTTGGCTTTCCGGCTACTTCCAGATTATACGACGCAGTTGGCGCTGTGTCAACTGTTTTTTTCAAAATCGCAAAAATAAATTGACTCAACGCCTACTTTTGTGTTAAAATGTGTTCAGAAATACAAAGGAGGTATTACATATGGCCGATATCGGAACGAACATCGCGAACGCAAGGAAAAAAGCAGGGATGACTCAAGAAGATTTGGCCTTAAAGGTTGGGTATAAAACAAGGTCATCTATCAATAAAATCGAAATGGGAAAACGCGACCTGCCGCAAAGGAAAATCGCTGAGATCGCCTACGCTCTTGGCGTGTCCCCTGCGTCCCTTTTAGAAAGTCCCGATGCTGAACAGCAAGAAGCCCCCGCTTCGAGTAAAGCGGAGGCGCTTGATTCATTCGAGTCGGTCAAGGCTGCACTCATGCGGGTCATCGACGAGCGGACAGGCGGACGGCCGCTGACCGTTCAGGAGCGAACGGTCATTGAGTCCGCGTTCAAGCTGCTGTCCACTATGTTCGACGATCCAGAGTGATACTTCCACGCCGTGCCGGGTACGCCTGATAAGTTCATCCAGCCAAGTTTGATCCTCGTGCGTCATCCTAATCGCTCCTTTCGACGGGTTCTATGCGGCCGCATGCCGCTTGAATCGAATCGGTGGATGCCTTTGACATCCGCGCCCGTAGAACGCGCTACAGGGCGAATATCAAAGCCATCGCCTCTTTGTCCAAGTATACCGCTAAACGAGCCGAATATGCGCGCTTCGACAAAGACATTCACAAACCTGTATGAAAATATAAAAATCGCCAAACACCCCGGATTGTTATGACATATAGCAATCGGCCTGACCCTAAAATCCTACTGCTTTGATTGGTTGGTGTAGGGTGTGTAGGGTTTACACTATAATACTCTAAGGTGCGCGTGGGGGCGCGGGTGTAGAGATTAATTATGTAAACCCTACACACCCTACACCAGAGGCTAAAATCGCCGATTTTCACCGCGTAAAAAGTTCGTGCAGACCCTACACCGCCTACACCCGTAAAAAGTTTGTGCAAATGCCTACACTCCCTACACCCGTAAAAAGTTTGTGCAAATGCCTACACTCCCTACACCAGCGCGCTTCGTCACGTCGGTTTGGAGTGCGATTTTAAGGAGGATTGAGCGTATGCCCGAGAGGAAAAAGATGTCTGAAAAGACCGATAAGCGGTATCGCGCGAAGGTCACTGTCCCTGGCATTGACAAGCCCGTTTACATCAGCGCGAAGACCCGCCGGGAGCTCGAGCAAAAGAAAAAGGACGTACTGGATGAGTACGTCCACGGCGTTAAGGTGCAGGATAAGCCGTTTGTCGATATGATCATCGAGTGGTTCACCGTGGTCAAAAAGCCCAAGATCAAGCGCAACTCGACGCTTAGTAGCTGGTGCTCAACGATCAACTGCCACGTCCTGCCCTGCTTCTCCGAGCGCAAGCTGACCAGCGCTGTTACACGCCAAGACCTCCAAGCCTGCCTTGACAAGCTCACGGGCTTTTCGGAGCCTGTAATCGTCATGGCGCATTCCGCGCTGAAACAGACCTGTCAATACGCAATCGCCGAAGGTATTATCCTCCGCGATCCCTCTATTCTGCTGTCTAAGCCTTCCACGTCTGCGGCCAAGTCGAGAGACTATCTCACGCAGGATCAGGAGCGCGCGATCCTGAAAGAAGCGGAATCCTCGGAATACGGCCTGCTGATCTATCTGCTCTACTACACCGGCTGCCGAAGAGGTGAGGCGCTTGGTTTGATGTGGAAGGATGTCAACTGGGAAAAGAAGACGATCCGTATTTGTCGGGCGCTGGATGCGACGCTGCCAAAGGATTCGCCTGATCGGCTTGCGCACCAGAAGAATAAGGCCGCCGACCGTGTTGTGCCCGTTCCTGACGCGCTCCTGACCGTTCTGCGCACCGCACGCGGGCTTCCTGACCATTATGTGTTGTCCAATGCCAGCGCGCCTGTAAGCGCCACCAGCGCTGTCCGACGCTGGAATGCGATGATGCTTGACTGCGGCTATGCCCGGAAGCGCGCCGATAACACGCCGAAGGACGGGATCAGAACGCGCATTGACGTAGACATTACGCCGCACTGGTTGCGCCACCACTATATAACATCCTGCGTCATGGCAGGCTTGCGCCCGGAGGTCACGATGAACATTGTAGGCCATTCCGAGTATCAAACGACGTTGGGTATTTATACGCATCTCATGCATAATGACGGTTGGAATCCGACGCTTCTTAGCGACGCGATTAAAAACGAGGTTGCCGAAAGGTTGCCAGCCGCGACAAAATTCAAGCTATTTTTCTAAGTATTGCTACAAATATTGGCAATCCGCTATTTTTGTAAGAAAAGCATGGATGCGATTACACCCCGTTACAGTGTTGTGCAGCTTTTCCTTGTAATACATAGAAAAAAGTGTAATAGAGTGTAATCTTCTGAGCACTGTTTTAGTTGCCAAAAAGTTGCCGAAGGTTGCCAAAAGGTTGCCGGGAAAAAGGGCATTGCGCGTATGCAATGCCCTTGAATTTTTATTCAGTTGTGCCTCACAATGTACTCGTAGTACGCCTGAACCTTGTCCGGGTTCGCGTCCTTATCGTGGATAAATGCCTTAGCCATCTCCGCAAAGAAGCCCGGATCGGTTACGCCGTAGCGCTTTGCCACTTCGGAGTAATCCGAGTACATAGCGTTCATCATGGCGTAAAACTCGGCAAACTGCTTGCCCGTGGTCTGAATGCCGTATTTCTTGGCAAACGGCCTCACGTCATCGGGCTTCCATTTACCACCCCTGCCTACTGCCGGATCTTCGTTCACCATGCTTGCAACCCATTCCTCGGCAGTCTGCTCCGTAAAAGGCTGGTCGTCGTCTTCGGATCGCCTGCTCTTTCGATCCCGGTCAGCGTAGCCGCCGTAATACTCACTATGCCGGCCGTAGTCTTCATAGCGACGGCGGTCATAGTCCGTATAGGGGCGACGGTCATAATCGTCGTAAGAGCGATAACGCCCGTAATCTTCGCGGTCATCATTCCGATCACGGCGAGGGTACCTTTCGGGCATGTCATTCTTCGGCTCTCTGCGCATCATAGCCATTTGGAGTGTTTTACTTTTCATTGTCTTCACCTCCTCACGCCTGCACGGGAGCGGTGCCGTTAATAGCGCTCAAGGCGTTATTCGGCGCACAGCACGGGTCGCCCATTAGCCGGAACGCTCCGCCTGTCGCGGTCGTAACAACTCTTGTGCTGTACCTCGTGCGGGTACGGATCATGGCCGCCGTTACCTGCGCGCAGTTACACTTCGTCAGCGGATAGGTCGCTGTACCTGTACCGATGGTAATGACGACAGGCGCGTTGATGATAGTCGCGTCGGGTATCGCTTGTGCGATGACAAGACAATACTTCTCGCCGTTCTCATAACTGCCTGCCGGAATATTGACCGTCAGCACACCGTTAGCATATGTCACGGCTTGGCTGATCACAAACCGAGGGCACACGCTGCAAATCGGTTTACATGCCATAATAAGTCCTCCTTACTCAGGAAGGGTCTCAGCTTCCCGAGACCCTTCCGAAAATCAATCAGGCACAGCCGCAGCCATTGCCCGTCGGCGTGCAAACGTTCGGGTTGGGAACGATGTAGGCCGGATACGGGCACGGGCTGAGTTTGTCGATGATCGCCTGCGTCTGCGCCGCCTGAGAAGCGGTGATGTAGGCGTTCTGCGCCTGCTGAGAGGCCGCGAATTTCAGATCACTGTTCTGCGCGGTCAGCGCGGCAATCTTATCCTGTAGCGCTTCTACGCGGTTCTGCGTAAGCGCATCGAGGATAGCGCGAGTGCCCGCCGACTGATTGTCCGTGATGTTCCGCGCGGCATCGGCAATAGCGCGCTGGGTAGCGCAAGTATCGGTTGCCATCGTATACTTCACGTCAGCGATCATCTGCCGGTTCTCGCAGCAGCAATTCGCAAGCTGGTTAGCAAGCGCCGTCTGGCCGTTAGAGAGCTGCCAAGTGCTGTTCTGGACGGTGTTCTCCAACCCGTTAATCAACTGCGCATTCTGGTAGCCAAGCGTACACACAGCGTTGTTTACGCTGGCAAAACCAGCGGCCAAGTTGCTGTTTACACCGTTGACCTGGTCCAACTGGTTATAGCCCAAGTTGCACAGACCACTGTTAATGCCGTCCATTTTGCGTTCAAGCGTCGCAAAGTCGGTCGCAAGGTTGAAACCTTCCGCAGACGCAGCGCCGCTTCCGCCGCCAAAGCCGCCCCGACCAAAGCCGTTACCGCCCCAGCCAAACAGCAGGGCAAACACAACGATGATCCAAATCCAAGAGTTGCCACCCCAGCCGTCCATACAGCCGTTGTTATTGTTACCCTCATTCTGACCGGCAACGTACCCAGTCATAAAATCGTCACTCATAGATTTTTCTCCCTTCTTTATTTGCTAAACGGGCCGTCCGCTCCCGTTCGCATCATCTAAGCCCCATTCGCCTAATGAGGTCTTCCGGGTTAATTCCGCGTTCCCGGCACATATTGCGCGCATACTTCTCAATTCCCTGCGGCCCTTGCCTCATCATAATGTCAAGGCCAAGCCGCATTTGCGGGTTAGACTGCGCCATCTGGCTGACGATCTGCATCGGGTTTCCCCCGTCTTGCATTGCGCGAGCCATTTGCCCCAGAGGGGTTGTGTTCATTAACAGGTTCAGTGGGTTCGTCATATGCCTTCAACCTTTCATTCACGTCGTTCACAAATCGGTTAAACTGAGAGACCGTCACATACTCTTGCTGCTCAGGCTTCGCGTTCTCAAGCCGATATACGGCTAAATCAGCTTTACCCGTGTTTAGGTTAAATTGGCGACGATAGATCACGCCATGCGCCATATCCCATCCGAAGATCGGCGTTCCGTTGAAATCAACCTGCATTCCGTACATCTCACTAACGTCGCTTACCGCTCGCATGGCATACGACGGTACGGATTGCTGTACGGGGGCTTGCTGAACGGGTGCCGGCTGAACCGGCATTTGAGCCTGTTGTATGCCAGGCTGCACAGGCGTTTGACCGTACCACTGTTGCGCCAAATACGGATTGTAATTCGGGTAGTTGGCCACGATGTGCACCTCCTTCATACCCTCATTTTTGCATAAAAAAAGGACGCGCACCTATCAGATGTACGTCAGATTTATATCTAGTTTTTATCATTCCTGATTTGCAGATTTTTTCTTTCGTCGGCATTCGTCACTGCAATAGATGTGGTGATGCAAAGACGCGGCAAAAGAGTTTCCGCAGACAGGACAGACCCGTATAGTATCCTTTGGGGGACGAGCTTTGTTGAGATTTATAAAATATTTTGGGTCTTCTTCACGCTTTTTTGCGTTATAAGCCCGTTTGTGCGCTCGAATATTTTTTGTTGTTTCGGCGGCAGCACAGCGCGGGCAATAGCGTTGCTTGCCGCTGGTCAGGGTATAAAGCTCTCCGCAGCTCAAGCACGGATACGATTCGCCCAGACGCCTGGATGTGCCTGCTTTTGCCCGGGCGCGATACGCGGCAGTATTCGCCTTATCCTTTTCGCGCTGACAGGCTTCACACAGCTTCGACTTAATCGAGCGTTCGCTGACTTTGCCACAAACGGGACAGGTCAGCAGCCTGAACGGCGGGTGTCGGTCTTTTTGCCCCTTGCGGCTATAATCTTTGCGCCGCTCCGCCTTGTTCATGCAGTTTTCGCTACAATAGATCATCCGCCCCTTCGGCACGGGCAAGCCGCAAATCGGACAAATTCGGGGCGACAGAACATCGCTCATCCGCTTACCTCCATCCGAACTCGCCGCCAACGAGGATGCGCGGCAGTCCCTTGTACATGATCGCATCATCGCCGCGCGAATCTACCCAGCGCATGCCGCCGATCTCATCAACGGTCATCGGCGGATAATCACTCCATCTTGCGAGTGTAAACTGCACACCCTCAGACTGGATCACCGCCATAATACCAACGTCCGGGTGCTCGACAAGGTAAAGTATGCCATACTCGTCGATCACCGTCTCGGACACGATAGGGAGCGCCAGCGTGCATCCGGTCTCCCAATCATAGACGGCCAGTTTCGGCGCATCGCCGCGCAGATAGGCCGCCGTCACGCCCAGCGCATCCGCCAGAGCAGGCAGCAGCTTTGGGCCGAGGTTTCGCCGCCCGCTCTCGTAGCTGTTGAGCGTCTGCGCCGACACGCCCAATTTATCGGCCAGCTCTTTCTGGCCCAACCCGCGCAGGATGCGCAGGTCTTTGAGTCCCCTCATCCTCTCGCCTCCTCGATCTCCGGCTCGAGATCATGGCTGCCCAAGGCGTCGCACAACACGACGTCCTTGTTGCCGCAGCCGCGGCCGCAAGGGCAGGTGACAAACTTTGCCACAATCTGCCCATCACGGACAAGAGAAACCGGCACAGTCGTGCCGTCGCCGCAAAATCCGCGACCCTTGGGTTCGCCCCAAACGAGCGAATAACCCTTCTTTAACTTCATATTCATGTTCCCTCCTCCTTATAATCTTTCAAGTGTCTTAATCAAAGACACAGAAGGCTTAAATCCGTATTTTTCGACGGATTTGTAGAGCGCCCTGATCTCATCAGGTTTGCCAACGCTGAATGAGATCGTTCCCCAATTCGTAACTCGCACGAAATGGGACGGAGCCGAGAAACCGAGCTCCTTGCAGATTTCCTCATAGGACATCTGCTTTTTCTCTCCGTTTTTTATTACGTTCATGTTTTTTTCCTCCTTCTTTTTTTTTACGCGGCGACAAGCTCGCCGGTCAAATTATTGATGTAGCCGATCTCAAGATCGCGCTTGCGGTTCCACGCGTTGGTATAGATGCGCGCAGAAACGTAGGTGCGATTGTGTCCGCCCTTCACCCAGTCGTTTGCAACGACCTTGAAGTTCCAGCCGGACTCCTTGCCCTCCTTCTCGGCAGCGAGGAGGGCCTTAGCCAACGCCCAGGCACCTTTAAGCGCCACGCTCAGGCTCAGGCCAAAGCTCTTGACCATGATCCACGCGCGCTTCATGATAACCTTCATGTTGTACATTGCTTTTTCCTCCTTGCCCTTTGGGCTTTGTTTTTTGTTCCTTGCATCGCTTATTATAAAGCATTTTGTTTTATTTGTCAATAGGATTTTAAAACATTTTTAAACTTTTTTTGAAACAAAAAATCCCCGGCCATCAGGCCGGGGTGTTATCATCTGTATATATAGATGCAGACATTCGTTTTTTAATCTCGCGAATGCTGCGGCTGACGGTCGCCGAAGACATGCCCAGCGTCATGCTGATCTGCACGATGCTGTAACCACGCCAGAGCAAGTCAAAGACCTGTCCAAGCCGGGCATGCTCGTCAAAGCCGCAGTCATGGGCGATTTCTTCTTTCGTGCGCCTGTCAAAATTAAGGCGCACGGGAAATCGCCTCCTTTACATGCCAGCCTCCTCTACCACTACGGGCGCGGCGCTCTCCAGCTTTTTAATCTCAGCGTTGACCAGTTCGGCGAGCTCATCGGTATCCAGCTTGTAGCCATGCGCGTCAAGCCGCTCCTTTACCCACGCTAGCTTTTCCTCGCCGCGCCCAGAGCCGGTGTACAGCTTTTCGGCGGCGAACACGAGGATAGACACGAGGTCGCGGATTTCATGCCGCTGGTCAAGCGTCGTCTTTGCCTTGATCCACGGGACAACATACCGCGTAATCAGCGCAGCCACGAGGACGATCAGCGCCTGAAAGATGGGGGTAAGGTCGATATTAGACATAGATAGCCTCACTTTCTGCCCGGCTTTTACCGGGCAACGTCAAGTAAAAATGTGGTTTTCCAAACACTTGTGATAAGTGTTTTTGATGATATTGGTTGCTTCTATTGTTCTGTGGTTTTCAAATTGCGGATGCGATTCGCAGTAGGTGTTATAAGCATCGATATCGTCAAACACCTGCTCAAAATGCTGTCGTGCGTGGCTCAAATCCGTCCGATAGTACAGCTCATCCGCAAACCGCTGTATTCGCGCTCGCGCAATTTTTGCAAACTCAAGGTCGTTTTTTGCCTCCATCGCGGTCACACGTGCCTCCAACGCACCGACAAGTGCCTTGCGCAAGCCCTTAAAAACCCACGAGAGCGGTTGTATCTTAATGGGTGCAATCTCGATCAGGTTGAGCGCTATGTACACCAGCACGAGCGTCAGTGTGCTGTGCGTCGTGACAGCCGCTCGCAAGCCGTCCAGCAGCTTTTGTATGGTCATCGGTCAATCCTCCGCAAGCATCCACGCGCCGCTCAGCGTGATATACACGCCATCGCTCCTACGCAGGGTTGTCGTGGTCTGTTCTCCCGGCTCGCCCGTCTCGCCCTGATCGCTGCTCTCCGGCGCATCTTCCACCAGATACTCGCTGGACATGTACCCGGCCTCGCCATTTTCCAGCACACCGAAGACCCAGCCCGTGCCGCCAGCCTCGCGGATGATGTTCACCCGCGCGCCGTTCGCGGCTTTGGCGATGACATTTGACCGCGTGCTTGCGCCATCGCGGATGTTGAGATATCCGCTGGTGATGTTCACCGTCGCATTGCCAAAAATCTTTTCTGCTTCACTCACTTCCGTTTTTCCTCCTTCCGAATAGTCTACCTCGATCATCCGATGCACCCCCAGCCCGTTCCAGCCGTTCTTTTCCTTCAGCGCGGTTTCGACCACGCCGCCCCGGCTCTTGCTTGAGTGGACGACCGTGCCCCGCTCCGTCACCAGCCCGGTGTGGCTCACGTCGCCCGTGCCCACGCCCATGAACGCCAGCATCCCCGGCTTCGCGCCGGAAATGCCCGCCTGCCGCCAGATCAAATGGCGATACTTCGGCGCACTGTCAAAGCTGTTCCAAAGCTCGTTCGTCCCCGCCGTCGTGTAGCGCTTGTCGCCGCCCGGCGCTGTGCGGATGACTTTCTTGATGAGGTTGATGCAGTCCAGCTCGCTGTACGCCGTCCCGATCAGCCCCCGCGCCGCGCCGATGGCTTCGCCTGCCTGAATCAAAGGCTTTCACACTCCTTCCGCCTTTATCCGAGCATGTGCCCTCTAAGACGATGAAACTTTTTGAGTGCTTGTCTTCTGGCGCATGCGTATTCCCGGATAGCTTCATCGGTCGGCTCAGTATGCATGCACTCAACAAGATATCTGATCGCCCATTCTCGTGCCTGCTGTTTTTGCTTTCTGTATTCCATTTTGCTTTTCATTTTTTCAAGTTCGCCCCCTACCGATCAAGTCAAACTTTTTTACGTCGAAATGTTTAACTCGACTTTCAAAAGTGCGCAAAAAAAACGCCTTATTTGAGAATCAAGTTAGTTGACAATAGCGCTCTTTCGTTAAAAGTTTGCCCCGCCCGTGTGAGCGGGGCGTTGTCGGTTATTCCTCTACCAGCTCCGGCAGACCCGCGTCAACCAGCAGCTCCTTGACCTGATCCTTGAGCTTCGCCGGAACGTCCTTGTACGCCGTCTTGCCCAAAATCACGCGCTGCGCGAAAAACATAGCCATCATCGTTTCACTCTCCTTTCCCGTTAGCATCAGCAAAAGCCCGATAGCAAGGTTACGCATAGACGATACTTGCCATCTCGGCCACGCAGTCTTCCAAAAAATCATTGCGATCGCTTAGAGCCTTGATTTGTGCTTTTAGCAAAGTTTTTTCTTCTTCGCTCTGTGCTTTCAGGTTCTTAAGCTGCTCCTGCATCGCTTCTGCTTTGAGCATGCCCGCCGATTTTGTAAAAATACAGATTTGCCAGCCATCGTCGCATTTGCTCTGCTCAAATTTGTACACGTTTTTGATGGTCTTTTCCTTGCCGGTTTCGTCCGTTCGGTCTATGACTGTTCCGATTCCGCCGTTGAGTATCGTATCATCTATCCGCGTGTCAGATATGTACGTCATGGCGTTTAATCCAACCGAGAGCGTTGCGCCATTACCCAGCGTTAATGTATGTTTTTCGTAGGTCATTTCTCACACCACCATTTTTTAACCAACCATAATGAGCGGACGGACAGCGATAAAATCACTATTAGCATCGGCTGGGCCAGCAGCGCCACTGCCGAAGTAAAAAACAAAACATGTCAAAGATGCAACACTGCGAAGCCAGAAGGATTCCCTATCAAAAGCGTTGGGCTTTATAAAGTTAAAAACAGGCAATTTTTCGTCCGCTTCACCTGTGTCGTTGGGAGAACCCCATACGGTATCGCCGCAGACTTGTGCCTCGGACATTAGCTCCGCGCGTGACAAGTACCATGCCCGACTACTCGACACACCGGGTAAATCACTGTAATCGTGTGACTTGTTAGTATCCACAGCATTTGTGAGCAGCATTTGACGTATCAAAAGTCGTTTACCGAGGCTTTCGGTAAGCGCGGGTACAACCGTCTCGTTAAGGTGCGTTCGCATCGAACTGCCTGCATAGCCGCCTGATGTGGTGCTTGTGCTGTTCATCGGTGTTCCGAGTGCAAACCCCGCGCTGCGCGGAATCATGGCGATGTGATTTACGGTTCCGGCACATGACACGCCATCGACGGGATCAAAATTATCGCCGACGTTTTTATGGGTATTAAAGCCCGCAATCATCCAATCACCGCTATACGCTCCTGCGTTTTTGATTGTTACATAGTCACCAAGGTATAGCGCGTCGCTATTGTCGGCAGCTACAAACAGCCCTCGCGGAACTTGATACTTTTCTAAAAATGCCGCCCATTCGGCCTCGCTTCCGAGTTCGCAAAGATTCTTGCCGCGATATAACCCATTTCGGGCATTTCCCGTCACATAAGCCGTTTCGCTCTTTAGCTGACTAAGCTCATCTCCCGTCGCCTTTGCGTCTGCGGCTTTCTCCGCCTGCGTCAGCGTCGCGTCCGTGCCGGAGAGCGCGCCAACGTCCGCAGCCGTCAGCTCGACCTTGCCCGCCTCGTCCGGCGCTTTTCCGTTGATCGTCAGTGTGCCCATGCTGCCCGTATCTCCGCGCGGGATCGTCAGCTCGATCACCGGCGCTTCTGCCGTGCCGGTCTGCTTGACGCTCGCCGCCGTTCCCGGCTCGCCGGTCTTGACCTGCACCGTGATCTGAGGGGTTGCGCCAACGTTACCCCGCGGGATTGTCAATGCGATTACCGGTGCCTCTGCGGTGCCGCTCTGTATGACACTGGCCTCTGTTCCCGGTTCACCCGTTTCCACTTGTACCGTGATCTGCGGCGTTTTACCAGTAAGACCTTGAGGGCCCCGAAGCTGTTCGATTTGCGCCTCGGTCAAGTCTTCAAAGCGCACGCTTCCGTCCTTGCCGGGAGGACCAGGAGGGCCTTGATAGCGGTCATTAAGTTTTACAGACACGTGGACAGATGTATTTAAAATCTCAGCCGTCGCTACGCGTTTTTCATCGCTCATTCTTGACTCACCGCCTTTGCCACCTTAAAATCCCCGGGTTCTAGAATCCGATGCTCGTCTGCGAGCGTGAACTCTACTTGCCATTTATAGGTTCCGTCAGGGTATTCCACCGTGTCCGCGTGTAAAAACGACCACAGAAAGCGATTGTTTTCTAAGTCAGCGGTTTCAATAGCTTGCGCCAGCAGATCTCCGCGACTGCCTGACTGCGAAATTTTCCTGATGGACAGTATTGCGTAGTCGCCTTCAAGGAGCTTGATATCCACCATATCGACGACCAAAACGCCGTCATCGCCGGAAATCAAACTGATGTTCAATCCGTCAATCTTAAACATCCCAGATCACCCCGCAAACAGCCGCATGTAGGTTTGTACATCCATTTGATTTTCCTTAACCGCATCTACGGCTTTATTACGTACCAACCGCCTATACCCCGTCGGGATGTCGCAGAACGGCTTGCGTCCTTCTAGTACATCGTTAAACCATGCGTCAGTTACGCCGGCATTAGGGGCGTTTTCATTAGCCGGGATCCTAATCTTCAATTTAATCCACTCCTATCGCGTCACGCGGGCTTTTCAAGCTTCACAAGCACGCTACCGTTTTTGTTGCGCTGGATAATTGTGAGTTCGGTAAATCCTTCATAGACTTCGGTTACACCGGGTTTCGTCTCGTTTGTCTTTTCGATTTTTCTGTTGCCTTCGAAGTCAGCAGAGATTTCCGATAGAGGGCGGTTATCGGCGAGTTCAATCATCAGGCTTCCCGATGCGCTTGTCGGGCCAAATGCCCAGTTTACATCAAACGTCTTGCCCTTGTTCGTCGTGATTTTCATTTTCTGCTTTCTCCTTCTGAATCTTTTCAATCGCGTCAACGCAATTATTGATTGAGCGTATCGCGCCCGCAAGCAATTCGGCGTCAGCACCCAGTACATGGACGCGGGCAAGCGCTGCGTTCACGTTACGCAAAAGTATGTTGATTTTCATAATTTCCTCCCTATGCAATCAAAAGAGTGAACGTGTCAGTGCTTACGCTGGCGCACTCGTAAAACTCCATGTTCGTCGTGCCCGACGGAGCCATTGCATACCGTTTTTTTCTGGTTACGCCGGTCACGACCGTCACGCTTTCCCAGCGTGCCTGTTTTCCGCCGATATTTATGCTGCTAATCTCTGCATAGTTGGCGCTCAAAGATTTCGTGTTCAAGGCCGCTGTTGTCACGTATGAGCTGTCGGTGATTTTGATTTCCGCAATTTCCGCATTAAATTTGGACATCGTTACATATCCATCCAGCGTGATCTTGTCGGCTTTCAGCTCGATCTCGCTATTTAATCCGTCAATCTTGACCTCCGCGGATTTGATATCCCCTTCCGCTGTTTCGACGCGCCCCACAAGGCCGAGCTGCCCGTCTGCGCCGTTCAGCGTGATCTCCGCTGACGAGATGCGTCCTTCCGCCCCATCGACACGCCCGGTAATAAGCTGTATCTGGGCTTTATCCTCGTCAATATTGATTTCCGCGTAGGACAGGCGATCTTCCATAGCCTTTTGTTTTTGCCCAAATCCGCGCATCTGCCCGCCGATAGCCTGTCGATAGCCGTATTCGTCGCGCTCTTGTTTAGGCAAAACCTCACGCGACTTATTGCCGCTGGCAGACAGCGTAGTTCTGGCCGATCCGTTCCAGCTCATTTGCTGGCTAAACACGGGCAACAGCTCTTCCCCGCTATCCGTCTGGATTTTTAAGATATCCCCAGGATCAAGGGAGAAATCGCCAAATGTGCTTGCATAGCTGGGCTTATAGCTCGGCGTGCTTTTCATCCGGTCCAAAAGATCATCCGTGTATGCCACGTTTTCACACCTCCCATCAAGTGATAACCGTGGCAATCGGGTTATCAACGATGTACAGGGAGTTCACGCCAGACCCGGTAATCACGTCATCTCCCGCGCTGTCACGGATGATGAGCCTGTCCACGCCCGCCCTTGTATAATACCCGACGTCATATTCGCTGTAGTCATGCACCGTCAGCGAATACCCGGCGTCACTGAACCACTTTAATTCAAGCGCACCGTCTCGGTTGACTCGGGCAAAGCATCCGCCAAGCTCCGCGCACCAGCCCAGAATATCCCGATACGTAGCTTTGGCAAAGGCTTCCGGCGCAGACGAAACCGTTCTTTCGCCGTTCACCATTTGCGTAGAACCAAGGGCAACGCCTACGGCCTTACACACTTGGCTTACAAGGTTTTGAAGGGTCGTAGGAAAAGCGATAGTCCCCTCTCTGTACTGGGTATCGAACAGGCTCATTGCGTCATAGGCATCAATAGACAGCGTTTTTCGCGAGTTAAACACCGGCTTTTCTGCGTAAAACACGCCGAGCGGAACCATTTCGTAGATATCGGTGCTCGTCGGGGTGAAAACCATAAGATTGTTTTCGTCTTTGATGCCCGTACCGCGTGTGCCCTTATGCCCGAAGCATACGCCGTAGTTCATCGTCTTCCACGCGATAGCCGCCTTTTGAATCGGCGGCGCGTAAAACGTGAAATCTCCGGCGGTGAGTTCTCCGTTTTTGAACGTGAACTTCTCCGTTTGATTTTTCGTAAACACCAAGAGTTTATCATTGAGAAGCGCAAGCGCTTCTACCCGCTCGATCACACCGCTTACGGCGGCATCGTTGAGCGTGAGAAACGGGGCTTTATCATTTCCTCGAATCTGAAAACTCCCGGTGTCGATTCTACACACGCAGTTAGGTGATTCGTAAATGATGTTCGTCCGAACCCCAAGATACGCCTTGAAAGCGCCGAAATCATATCCCGCCCACGTATTGTCATCGTTCAGAAGGTCAAAGGACAGCATCGCCGCCGAGCACCCGCCCGGTGCAAAATCCTCGCCCTCATTAACGCTCGCCTGATAACCAATGCCGCCGGAAGATACATTGATATCTCGTGGCGTTACAACCGCATCGTCAAACAAAAGGAGGGGCAATTGAAGCTCATCTTCTCGGATTGCTTCATGAAACGCCTCGCTTACCGCGTACATCCTACCCCTCCTAAATTTCGATGATGTTGACCTTGAAATCGCCGATCCAGCGTTCTCTATTCGCGTCAATGCACTTCTTGGCTTCCCAATTTCGGTCGCCACAGTACGCGATAATCGTCTGCGCGCCCTCAATAGGGTCCGGATAGGTAAACTGAAATCGGTCGCCCTTATTCATAAGCCCGCCCATTTCCTTCATGGTCTCCCAGAAAATGCCGTTCCATTCCAGATTGACGTGGCACTTCATCGCCACTTTGTTGCGGCGAATGTCACCGCTGGCGTCACGTTCGCCAAGCGTGTCCAAGTCGCTTTGAGCGCCCTTGAAGGAAGAGGGGTCAGGGATGGGAACGCCGTTAATGGAGAACCCCATTTTGTAGTTGATAGCCATCCCTTAACCCCCTGTCGTTCTTGCGTACAGCCTCGCACTCTGGCTCTGCATGCGCCCCCATGCGGCGCTGGGCTCGGCTCTGGCGACAAATTCCTTGCTGGCCAGTCTACGCATAGCCTCGGTCTGCTGCTGCTGCGCGGAAACCATGCGTTCAATGGCACGGCTCACGGCGCGCTCGATACCGGCTTCAATCTGGTCATTGTTCGCGACGGCGGTATGCCCGTTGATCGTTCCGACCAATTCAGGACCTGCCTCGCGCGCGAGGAACATCTGACCTGCATCCGGGAAACCGCCGGATGCAAAAGACCGGCCAGCCGGATTACCAAAGTTTTTGAAAATCCCGGATATCTTGTTCGCAGTCTTTGTAGACCACG